CTAAGTCCCGCTGCCTGGATTTGCCGATTACGTTCCTGCCCGAAGACATTAGACATAAGAGTCTGCAATTCCTCGGACCTGGCAGGCATGGAAGCACTCAAGTCCCGGCCACTGCCAGCAAACTCGCTAGACAGGCGCGTTCTCGTCCTGTCTGCGGCGTTATTGAACTGCTGGTACAAGCGGCTGTTGGGATCATTGAATAAATCCCCCCTAAGAGTAGAGGTGATGTTCTGCTGTGCCGCCGCGTCCACCGGAGATCCTTGAGTCGCCCGGTTGGTCAGCATGTTCAGCGCAGAGTTTGTCTGATCGCTGAACGGAACAACAGTCTGCCCCGGATACTGCTCCGGGCCGCCAGTGTTGAACATGGCGTCTGCCCGCTGCATACCGTTCTGTATGAAAGGTCTGGCAAACGCAGGAGGCTCAGTGGTCTGAGTTACATTGTCCGTGCCGCCACTCATATCAATCCACCTCGGTTGAATGCCTTAAGTTGGCTCATAATGTCATTTCCCGGCATTGACCCTGGGTTAATCATTGCCTGACTTCCATAGAAAGCATTATCTCCGCCCATAGGAGTGAACCGATCACCCATCTGCTGCTCCCAATTGCGGATAATGTCTATGATGCCAGGATTGCCAGTCGGCTGAGGACCGCCTTGAGGGAAAACAACGCCACCAGACTGCTCATCCCAATACTGGTTAAATCGGTCGCCTATTTGCTCGCCTAGCAATCCCCGCCTTCCGGGTATGTCGCCCATCCCTTGAGGGACCGGGCCTGCAAGACTCATTGCCTGCTGGTTAAAGTCAACCGGAGGCTGGTTACGAAAGCCACCCAGCAAACCCTGCTGTAGCTTCGGCCCAGACCGGAATGCGTTTGGATCAAATGCCGGATTTACTGCCATAACTTCTTACTCAGCTTCGTCATCGTCGGTTTATATCCAGGGAGGACTTTCGCCCATCCTCGCCTGCCGTAAATTCTCATTTCTTCGCAGCCCTTCGACTGCGCCCATTCCTCAACTACCTGGATGTACTTATCCCAGTTACTTAGGTTCTCCCCGCCACATGCCTGTAGGAGGCAGTACAAACGCCCGTCAGACGTTTTCTTGATAGAAGTGACCAGAGCCGCCTCTATCCGGTTGTCATCCCTTAGAGAGCACCACAGTTGGCACTCAGCCCTTTTTAGGCTGTTGTATACCTCTTGCTTGGTGTACTCGTCCTGCTGCTCTATCGCCCTCGCCAAGTGCGGCTCTACATATCTCCAGACGGTATCTATCGCTGTGCTGGGGAATGTAGTTAAGCTCACATCTCACCTTGTGGGGTGTGCTGAACTGCCGCTCCCACCGCAGCGTCAAACCCACCCGATATGGTGAATCTTGCACGGTGATACCTCCCCTCTACCCGACCATTGTGCATCTTGGTCCGAGAGTTGACAGAACCTAACGTAGTATAGGAGACAGACGTAGACTGATCCGTTCTAGTCCCTACCTCGATGGTCACAGACGTTCCTGTAGCCTCGTTTATAAAAGGCCGGATGCCTTGCACTACTGACCGCTTAAACGGCACTAGAGGGGCCTCTGCTGTCTCTAGTACGGCGTCCTCCGCGGCTCCGATAAGACCTGCCAAACCAGAGTTAGTAACACTGCCCAAGAAATACTCTGTGCTGCCCCATTCTTTAACCGGGGAAAAGATATAATCTAAATCCTGGTCTGTGAGCGACCATCTGCCCGTCCGGTAGTTGTAAAACAGCGTCTCCGTGGTCCCGCCGCCCCCATCTAGGAGCCACGCGATCAAGTTCTTTGAGTGAACATGGGCGGCAGTGCCATAGCCGCTTGAGTTAAAGTCCGTCAGGGCTGCATAGGTTCTATCTACCTTGCCCTCTCCAATAGGGACTACAGACGCACCATCCGTGACGTAGAAGCCATAGCCGTCACAAAAGTACACCTTCTCCTCTACTTGTACGGCAGCGCCCGGCAATGTCCCTCTGCGCTCCTCATAGGTGTCTACGGCAAAGACCACATCCCCGCCAACATAGTTGAACTTGGTTATGGCCCTCTCTTGGAACACCAGTCCGTAGAACTCGTTACCGAATATGCCGGTAACCTTCCCGCTTGCAGGGTTAAGATACTCAATGCCAGATTGCTTAGACCGCGCATCATCCGTATTGGGAGTAGGCCAGTCAGACGGGTCACCAATAGCTGACCACCTGACGGCAAACTCACCATCCGTGTCATTGGTCGCACCAAGGAGGACGAACTGGCTGAACGCGCCGACTACCTCGCCCGTCAACCCGCCTAGCGCGGTGGTAGTGAATGTCCCGCCATTATCGGTGCTGATCCACGTTTCCTCTGCAATTCCAGGGGCGCAGTAGACAATAGTGGACTCTAGCTGCGCCGCGTCAACGGCAACGGAGCTTGCTCCAGCCAGTGCAGTAGTGGTTATCTGCGTTGTGGCGCTCCACCCACTACCGTAATCCGCCGTCCTATAGAATGAAGTCGGGCCGCCCGGAAGCGCAGCGCCCAGCGCAATGATGTAGTCCGTATCAGACGGATCAATCACGGCCAACGGTGAATAAAGAGCCACGCCGGTAGCAGGCAGACCAGTACCAGTAGACTCAGACGGGATCGGATGATAGCCGTCTATGTCATGGTACACGCCTCTCGCCGTGGTCAGTCCAGTATGGGCGTAGTCCTCAAGGTCTGGATACCACTCGCCAAACTCAAAGGAATACCGCTGGGTCATACCGCCTGCTGCCTTAGTGCTGCACCCGCAAACTCATCCTGAGAGTCACGGATTACGTCTCTCTCGATCTCGTCGTACTTCTGCTGCCAGTATTGAACCCACTCGTTATCCCGAAGAAACGGTGCGGCCTCTAGTAACGTGGCATACAAAAGCAATTCAGGGGCGTTATCAGTAAACCAGTTAGTCGTCACCGCCGTCGTGTGAAGGAACTCTGGGCGCTGATAGTAGATCCCCTTGATGTCGTAAGACCCACTCGGGTAAGGGCCAAATATAAAATTAGAACCCTCTCTAGCGATGTACTCAGGAACCCCATCACCCGTCCTCTGGGGGAATCTCTCATAGATGATCTCTGCCGGGACGTGCTCTAACATCCTCGTCGGAGATTGATCGACGTAGGCATGACGTAGTGCGACATACCTTGTCGGAAGTGCAGCGACACCCGAGCTAGTCGTGACGCTTAACGCAGTCTCAAAGTGACGAGTCCTGATGATTGGCCCACGGTATAACTTAAACTCCGCATTCTGGAGGAAGTTAATCTCATCGCCCACAAGGTCATCGCGGGCAAGCCAGTCACGAAGAGCCGCAATAAGGGTCGCGTAATTGGTGATAATCGCCATTTAATATGCCACGCATTGCTCACAGACAGTTCCAGAGAGATCGTTAGCCAAGTGGGCCTTACGAATCTCCGTGAACTTGTCGTTGTGCCAAATCTCCATCCATGAATCATCATGGAGATTACCTACCTGGAAGCGCCCGTCTGCATCGAAGCAGCACAATGACACAAGCCCATCGTGCCTAACGTGCCCCTCAGTGAAGGCAGACCAGCAAGGAAGAGGCTTTACCAGTCCTCCGAGGCGTCCCTGATTACCCGCTGTGGGTCGGTATCCCAATTCTGCTTCGCGCTCCGTCGCAACCGATCCCATCGAATACAGCGGCAACCAGTAGTGCTCATCAACGTAAGGGAGGATGTGTTCTTTGACCAGAGCCTCCATCCTTTCCTGCTGTTCTCCGTCGTACTTGATCGAGGAAGCATAAACCCCCGTCTTGTGGTTGCCCTTATCCCTAACCTCTCTGGCGACCCTAACGGCCTCCAGGGCCTTGTCATACAGCTTAGGCTTGACTCCCATTATATCCTTGAACTGTTCATGCCCCGCCGCGTTGATAGAGAACTTCAGGGAGTCTAGTCCTGCCTCCATCAATCCCTTTAGAGTAATCCGGCTGGCAAGGGAGCCATTGGTTGTAAGGAAGACATACGGCATCCCCAGTTCCGTCTTGAGATACCGGCAAGCCTCGATACACAGCTCCGGGTTCATCAGGGACTCACCAAGATAGAACAGCCCTATCTCCTCCACCCCTGAGTTAAACATATCCCGAGTGATGGACTTGAAGAACTCCAGGTCCATATCATCCTTCGGTAAGGGTTGGTCTTCCCTCATCCTCAATGCGCAGAAGCCACAGCGGTAGTTACACCGACCCGTAAGCTCGATCTTCACCGCTTTGGGGCAAGGGGGTTTCGCCTGCTTGTAAGCCTCCGGGATGTGGGTAATGTTATCTATTCGGTCTGTAATCATGCTCTTTTCACCATCTCAACAGGTTTTTCCCCCAACATATTGAGGGTTCTAATTAGGTACTTGTGCCACCTGTCTGAGTGGTCTTTGTCCGCATAGTGCGCAAAGCCTGGAGCGCCTAACGTGTAATGGTAGAGACACGCCTGATCGTCGTTAACGTACTCGTCTACCAAGTGATTCCAATACTGGGGCAGTTCCCCTATCTCATCGTCATTCAGCCAGGAGAAGCGGTGTAGGAACCTCCCACCGGCCTCTCCGACGACATTCTTGCTTAATATCCGATTCGACGGATGCCCGCAGTTCCACAAGATGACTGAGGACCAGTTCTTCCGTGGGTAGTCGATATTGTCATTCTCCAGAGGAGTTCCGATGTACTTCCTGTGGTGCCGGGTCATATAAGCCGTCTG